TTGATGTCGGCACAGTTGTGATACGGCGTACCGATCCAGGACCGCGCTTCGGCGACGATAGCCGCGCGCTGTTTCGCTTCGACATCGAGCATGTCAGATCGCCATCTGCGGGGGCGGTACGTAGGGGAAGCCGCGAAAGTTCGCCAGATTCGCAAATCGAGCCTGACACGTCGCTGCCGTGCGATCGCAGCCGTAATAGACAGTGAAGCCATCGCCCGCCGCCGGCGCACTTTCCAGTGGATAGAGCAGCTTGAGCGAACCGCCAGCCGTGACCGATCCCACCGTCGCCGTGACGCCGGTATTCACACCGGATGTAAACGTGATCGAACCCTGCTGGAAATTCACGCTCGCGCCTGACCAATTGATCACCGACGCCGTGGAGCCGGCGCCGACCGTGCCGCTTGTGCCGAACGCATTCTTCACCAGCGTGCAGCCGGAATCGTAGAGTGTGTGGAGACAAGTCGGCTGATAGATATTTCGCGGCATGTCGATATCGAGCAGCACCAGATCGGAATTGACATTGAGCTTGGCGCTGGTTCGCCCGATTTCGTCGATGACGCCGAGCCGACCCTTGAACAGCAGAACCGATCCGATCGCCGTGCCGCCGATCCGGTCCGAGAAGAAGATGCGGTAACGGACGATCTCGGCACCGTCGAACGAGCCGTCGCGCAGCGCTTGCAGGAACGGCGCACCGGCGGTGATGGTGTCGGTCGAGCGCGCCGCGATCGTGATCTGCTGCCGGTCGACCTCAAGGCCCGCGGCCGCCCGGTATTTTAGGCCATTAATCAGGATTGAATTGCCGAGGTACGTGTTGCCGTTGTAACTGAACGTCACCTCAACATTGGTGTAGCAGAGCACGAGGCCGGTACGCAGCGTGACGGTGAAGGCATCCGCCATCAGCAGCGGCACATCGGGGTTTGCGCGCGCGCTATTCAGATAGGTAACGAGCGCGGCTGAGGTCGGCTTCATGGCTTAAGGCTTCACACTGCGGAATTTCATGCTGTCGAGCCGCCACAGGTTCGACATGAACTCCTCGAAATCCATCCGGTCGTCGAGGAAGCGGCAGTTGAACGCGTAGGAAAAGTCCGCGGATATTGTCCGGCTGCTTCCAGGCGCGCCGCCGAACGTCAGCGTATTTGGCGCGGTGAGGCTGTAGCTGCTGGCGGACTGGACTACACCGTTGAGATAGACATTGGCGATGCCGGTGACCCAGCCGGCAGGCTCGAGGAAACCGCCGAGCGAGCGCATCATCGTGAACGACGTCGTCGTGCCGTCGCCGGTGGCGAAAGCCTGTGCCGCGACCGTGTTGTCGTCCGGATCGGTATAGAGAAACGTGCCGAACTGGCCTTGCAGCTGCAGGAAAAAACCCATCAGGCTTTGCAGGCTCGCGGCGCCGAGCCCGATAAAACTTGGCGTCGCCGATGAGGCAAGCCCGTTATAGACCGTCTCGAACTCGTAAAGCGGATAGCTCATCAGGGCGACGCGCACCTCGCGGCCGGAGACGTGTGAGGCCACGCGGGTGAGAAATCCCGGCTTCTTGTGCCGCGACCACGACAGCCCGGCGAGATTCGGCAGCGACGGCGGGGTAGCCATGCGGCAATCTCCTCACCTCCCCTCGTGAGGAGAGTTCTTTCACCAGCGCACAGTCTTGAGCCGCAGCGAGCGCAGCGCGTAGAGCGCTTCCAGAAATTCTTCGGTATCGGCGCTGTCGCCGCCGAAACGGCACAAAAAATACCAGTGAAAATCGGCACTGATCGCCACACCCGACGCCGGCGCGGTGGCGAAGGTCACGGTCGGCGCCAGTGGATCCGCAGCGACCGTGTAGCCGCCGGATTGCAGCACCCCATTGAGATAGATGTTCGGCGGCGTGCCAATGTTGGCCGGCGTGATCCCCGCGCCGCCCACCGTTACCGTGAAGGCGAATGTCGTGGTCGTGCCGTCACCGATGCCGAGCATCTGGGCGGATACAGGCGATAGCGCCGGTGGCTCGAAATAGAACGAGCCGTTTTCACCTTGGCACTGCTCGAAAAAGCCAAGGATCGCTTGCAACTCGTCGTCAGGCGACACCATGCGTAAGAGGTCGTAGTTGAGCTCGATGGCCCACAGCGGGCTTGCGTATCTGGCCGCACGCAGCTCCCGGCCCGACACGTGCAGCGCCGTCCCGGTCGAAAACACCGGGGCGATCTTGACCGACCAGCCGAGGCCGGGCAGCGCCGGAAGCGTCGCATACGATCCCGGAGCCGGCGGATCGCTCGGCACGAGCGGCGATAAGAATGGTCCCTTGCCGCCGACCCAGTTGCCGGCCGGCCAGTCGCCCGCGTCGCCCCACACGCCGCTCAGTTGCGGGAAAACCGGAAACGGCCGCGCGTCCCAGTTCCATGCCGACATGAACGCCGTCTGGATCATCGGCACGCCGGCGGCCGACATTTCATTTTGACCGTCGGTCACCCAGTATTCGTAAACGGCTTGCAGCGCCAAAAGCTGCAATGCGTCGTCGCGGCGCGGCCAATACTGGCCGGCGGCACTCTCACTCGGATCCCAGGTCGACCAGAACGGTGTCGCGCTTTCGACCGACGCCGGACTGTAAAACACGTTGGGCTGGTTGGTGGCCCGGTCGCAGGCTGGAAAACCGTATTCGGCAAACGCGATCGACTTCGACTGCGGCACCCATTCGGTAGCGGGGCCGTGCGGCGACCAGCCGCTGCCGTCGCCATCGTCGTAGACCGCCTGGTGCGCATTGTTCCACCACCAGCGCAGCTGTTTGTTCGCCAGCAGCTGCTGGTTCGGGAAATAAGGATTTCGTGCCTGGGCGAGCCGATCGCCCTGCGGCAGCGAAACACGCAAATCGGTGCCGTTTGGATCGAGCCCGATGCCGAGATTATTGCTGTCGTCATAGAACCAGTTGAATTTTTCGCCGCCTTCGACGTTCGCCTTCAAATAAGCGATACTGTAGATCGACGGTTGACCGGCAAGTCCGAGACCGCTGAAAGTCGCAGAAGACGGCGGCCAAGCGCCGGTTGGTACCGGGCTCCGCCAATTCTGCGCGTCGAGCCCACCGACGCCTGTGGTCCAATCCGACAGCGGCAGATAATTGTCGAAGCAGACCAGGTCGATATTGCCGTGTCCGTAAAGCTGGTCGAGATGCGGCCATTGCCCGTTCTCGCCCGGATGCTGATAGCCCATCCACACCGACCAGTCGGCCGAATAGGCAATCAGATTGTGCAGGTTCGCCGTGTCCTTGGTGAGTCCGGCGCCGTCGAACACGCTGCGCACATCGTCGGCGAGTTGCATCAACCCGGCGACGAACGGATAATCCCAGGTGACTTTGCCGTCGCTGCCGGTGGTGCCGGGCTTGGTCCAGGCTGGACCGCGAATGATCTCCAGTCCACGAAACTCCGAGCCGAGCAGGAACAGATCAACGCCACCGGCGACCACGCACAGATTGGCGTAGTGCAGGATCATGCGCCGGTAGGTGTAGTCGGTCGGAGAACCCGCATACGCCACCGTCAGATTCGTCGTGTCACGCGTGAACTGGCTCGCGGTCGCGCTGCCGAGAAAATTGTCAACCGCTGTGGTAGCCGCGCTGGAAAAGTCCGCTCCGTTGTAAGTGATGCGCCCGCGCCATGGCTCCCCGCTCGCCGTCATCAGCACGAACGGATAGAACACGACGCGCAGACCGCGCGACTTGAGATCGCTGATGCAGCGCACCAGCGACTGGTCCGACGGCGTGCCACCATAGATGAAAGCACCGCCGCTCTGCGGGATCGGGATGAGGCCTGACGACGACTGCGTCAGTCCCGAGCAGCGCCATACATCGGACGCGCCCGAAGCCTGCTGGAAGCTGCCATTGATGTAGGTGGTCGACGGATAAATCTGGCACGCGGTGACATCGGTCGAATTGCCGAACCAGGAGACGACGAGCGATACCGTCGTGCAGCCGGGGAATTGAGCCTGCAGATTGCCGATTGCGATCGAGTAATCCGCAACGGTACCAGTACCGGCGTTCGGCCCACCGTTGGCGTAGCGATTGATCGAGGTGAGTGTCGATTCGGTGACGCGCTGGCCGAGATACGGAATCGTATCGTAGGTGAACTCGCCCGTTGACGGCAGCAGATTGACGCCGAGGAGGTAGGACATGATTGGCTCCCCTCGGCCCCGGACGACGAAGAATCAAGTGAAGGCTACGGCCGCGCCCCGCGCAGCCCGAGATGCGCGCCGCGTTTCACCGCGTCGTTGATGGCGCGCAGTATGTGGTGCGAATTGTCGTTGAAGAAGCGCTTTACGCTCTGGGCATCGAGCGCGGCCACGCTGATACTCACCGGCGCATGCACTTGCGCGCCGAGACCCGCTCCCGAGAATGGCCCCGAGCCGCGCGCCGCCGGAATAATCGTTTCGCCCGGATGGATCAGAGCAAGACCGCCGCGCACCACGTAATCCGTACCGACATCGAAGATGGCCGCCGCCGACACGGAGGCCTGCGCCGCCGCCGCGGGCCCGGCCGCGGCCGGTCCCATGGTCGGCGCCAGGAAGGCGAAGACGCCGGCGAACGTCTGGCCGGCGTCGGTCATGATCGCCTTCACAGCGTTCGCCGCATTGGCGAGGACGCCAGCGCTGGCCGCGCCCTGTTCGGCCGCCGCGCGCGCCGCAGCCCCGGTGGTCGCCGCCGTGGTCTGCGCCAGTTGGGCGGCGGTCCATTTCACCACCATGGTCTCGCACATCTCGATGAACTGAATGATCAGGTCGCCGAGAATTTTCTTGAACGCCTGCGACCATGTCGTGGTGCCGTCGAGTAAGCCGCGCAGCTGGGAATTGAATGCCGTCTCGATCGAGCCGAGCGCCGAAGTCCACATCCGCTGCTGCTGGGCGATCGCCTGCTCATCGAGGCGGAGCATGTCGGTGCGATGCTTGGCCTCGAGCTCGTCAATCTTGCTGAGCACCGCCTGCCGTTGCGCGACTGATAGCGCGGCGATGTCGGCTCTTTGCTGCAGCAGCGCCAGCTCGGCTTCGTATTCCTTCTGCGTTTCCGCTTCGAGCAGCGTAAACTTTTGGTTCTGCGTGATCTGGAACTGGTTGGCTTCCGCATCGAGCAGGACTTTCTGCTCGGCGAATGCCTGGTGCAGGGTCTTGATCGGCGCCGCGAGGCCGCTCAGTGCCTGGTTGATCCGGGAAACCGCGGCAAGAAAATCGCTGCCGTCTGCCTTGAAGCTGACTTCGACCTGATTGTCGCTGGCCATGCGGCAAAACTCCGATTCTCATCTGATTGCGCCGCCCGGGAACATGGCGAGCAATTCGCGATAATCCGTCGATGGCCGCGGCTTTGGCCTCAATCCCAGTGAGGCAGCCAAAAGCCGGCGCAGCGGCGGACACTCGCTCCACGCCAGGCGCAGCTGTTCGAGAAATGGTACATCGACCTGGTCGAGCACCTGGTCGCGCGTCCAATTGAGGTCGAGAACCAGTTCAGCGACGAGCGCGCCCCACGCGGCCGTCTCGAAGCGCTCGTCGCCTAGAGTTCCCCCGCGCCGATCTCCACCCGCTTGCCGCCGGCCTGCTCGATCACGACCGGTAGCGCGGCGACGAGCTCACCGAGCGGAATCGGCAGATCGAGGAACTCGTCGCGCGTCAGCTTGGGGTGGGCGCGGCGCAGGCCCTGCCACAACACCTCGGCCAATGGTGTGAGCCGTTCGCCGCTCAGGCTATCAGCCGTAATGCCGGAAAGCTTCGGCACGTGATCGGCAATGGCCAGAATCTGGCGGAGCGACAGCGGCGCTATATAGAAGTCACGGCCAGCGAGGCGGACCAGGCGGGCTGCCGAAAGATCGATGGTTTGGTCGATGTCCATGCTCAATTCTCAGCCTCCCGTGAGCTGCACTCGAATGCGAGTTTCCACAGTTTTTGTCGATTTTTATCGAAACTGTGGAACGTATTGATTTTTAACTCATAAATGCTATTTTCCACACTTGGGAGCGCAAGCGAGTACAATTGTGGAAAGCGTTGTTTTTCAAGAGCTTAATGGCGACCAGCGGCGCGAGGCGATCAACACGCGGCAACGCTACGCCGCTTATCGCGAGGCTGTTCAACGGAATGACGACCACCGCGGGTCGATGGGTTGGAAAAAGATCCACGGGCGCGATTACCTGGTCCGCAGCTACTACGGCAAATCCGGCATTCGCCGCCAGACGTCCCTTGGGCACAAATCCCGGGAAACCGAGGCGATAAAGCTCGCATATGATCGCGGCCGGCTGGATGCACAGCAACGTTTGAAGGACCTGAAAACGGTCATGGCCCGGCAATCCGCGATAAATCGCGCGCTTGGCCTCGGCCGTCTCCCGGTGGCCGGGGCGAAGATCCTGCGAGCGATCGATGAAGCCGGTTTGCTGGGATCGGGAATCAGGGTTCTTGGCACGAACGCAATCTATGCCTACGAGGCGGTCGCCGGCGTTCGCATCGACCCCGGACTGACCGCGACGGAAGATATCGATTTGCTATTCGACGCTCGCCAACGACTAAGCTTCGTGGCAAGCAAGGATGTCAGCCAGCCCTCGCTGCTGCGCCTGCTGCAAAAGGCCGATTCGAGTTTCCGCCGCTCATCGCGACGCTTCCAGGCGGCGAACCGGGAGGGCTACCTTGTCGACCTCATCAAACCGCTACGCGAGCCGCCCTGGACGAAAGAAAAGGAGCGCATTGGCGTTGACGAGGACGATCTCACGGCGGCTGAAATCGAAGGTCTGGCCTGGCAAGAAAGCGCCCCTTCCTTCGAGGCTGTCGTCATCGACGAGAGAGGCGAGCCATGCCGCCTGGTAACGACCGATCCGCGGGCGTGGGCGGCACACAAGCTATGGCTGTCGAAACGAAAGGACCGCGAACCGGCAAAGCGACGCAACGACGCCGCACAGGCGCGTGCTGTGGCCCAGCTTGTCGCGCAATACATGCAAAACTTGCCCTATGTGGCGGACGAACTGCGCATGCTGCCAAAGCCCGTCTTTGACGCAGCGAAAGGCCTTTTTGCCGCACCATAACATCGAGCGGCCGTCCTACTCGCTCAGGCTGATCGTGCCGATATTGTTCGATGCATCGGCGATCGCCTGAAAGTCGAATTCTGCGACGGTGAATTTCTGGTTGGAAAACGGCAGCGACAGTTTCGGCGCCACGCAGGCGTTGAGCTTCACCACCAGGTCCTTCGTGGCGCCGAAATAGTTGAACGTTTCCTTCAGCGACACTTCGAACATCGGCAGCGGTCCGGTGAGCTGGTTCGCCAGGCTGATCTTGTTGCCGGACGTGATCGTGTAGCTGTAGTAGATCAGCACCGCGGCGCCGTTGTCGGCGGAATTGAAGGTGTAGGCGCCGGGGCTGCCGGACGGCGCGATGTATTGGCCCTGCGCCGGCGAGGATGCGACTGGCGTGAGCTGCACGCCGGTCGTGGCATAAAACACGCCGAAATCCTCGACGAAAGTGCTGCCGTTGGCGACGGTGACGGCCGCCGACGCAACGGTATCGGTCTCCCCCGTCGTCATCTCGACCATGCTGCTTGCGGTCAGTGTCTGGCCGAGAAACAGATTGTTGATCTGGGCCGACTGCAGGCGCGCGAACTTGGCCTTGCCGGTGATCTTGAACTCGCCCCCGCCGGCTGCGACCGCCATGTTGTACTGGCCGAGCAAGGTCTCGATCTTGCGATCGAAATCGAGCGACACGTCCTGCAGGGTGCCGAGCAAAGCCGGCGGCTGCCCGCTCACGTCGGTGCGCTTGCCGATCAGCGTGCCGCTGCCGAAGGCGAATTGGGTCATGGGTGGTTCTCCGTGGTGAGAGCGTATGAAAAGTGCGAATAGCGAATAGCGAGTAGCGAATGGGGATGTTTCTCTCCCCTATTCGCTACTCGCCACTCGCTATTCGCGTTGGCCGTATTGTCGGTTGTGCTAGGGCACCAAGATCTGGAACGGAATCGCGGCGACCGCCTTGCCGTCGGTGTCGCCGGTGTCGATGAACACCGGGCCGAGCGGATAGCAGTGGGATACCAAGCCGCCGAGCGTCTGCCGGTTACCGCCGAGCGCATCGGCGCCGCTCGGCTGAACCGCGGCATCGACCGCATCCAGCAGCGCGTTCATCGCGGTATCGGGCACGTCTTCGGGGTCCATCCCGGCCGACATATAGATAAAGACATGCGCATTGATGGTCAGCGTCGGCAGCCCCTCGGCCTGCCGGCCGCGCACCTCGCCGGTCTTGAGCATGGTCAGGAACGGCATCTGCGTCTCGTTGACCTGATCCCAATGCACGAAACGCCGGCTCGTGGCGGTGAATTCGGCCGCGCCGGCGATGAGATTGAAAAAGGCAACCGAGATTTGTTCGCGCGTGATCGCGGTCATATAACCTCCGGATCAAAGGCAGCATCCAGCACGCCGGTCTGTCGCAGCGGCACGGACATCCCGCCGACGCATTGCTCTTGCAGCGCTAAATTTTGCAGTTATTTCGTGCGATACGTCTCAGCTCTTCCCACCCGCTTGCTCGACCTCGTATCGCGCGAGATACCATTCGTGCTCGATCAGCGGGTTCTCCAACGCGTAGCATTCGCGCATACGAGCGAGGCAGTGCCCTTCGTCGCCTTGGATTCGACTCTTCACACCATCGTGAAAGAGGACCACGCAAAGTTGGCGACGGCTCAGCAGCTTCACCCGGGCAACCTCAACGGCTTGCGCGAGTTCCTGTTGACCCGTGGCCTTTGCCAACAGATCGCCGAACGAAATTTCTCCCAGGTGGTAGCGTACCACCGGGTTGGGCCAGCTATCGAGGAAATATTTCCGCGTTCGCTTCCGCATGTAATCCAGCGCAAACGTCACTTGGTCGGAGCAATGTGCAGTTACGCCCATGTAAGAGAGCAACAAACCCTGCGTCATGCCTCCAGCAATATCGGCGCTGTATTGGATCGATCCATCGAGTATGCCGTCGACCATGCCCCGCATCAATGCGATTGCCTTGGTGTGATCTCCCATGAACCAATAAAGGCATGAAATATCCATCTGCCGACCTGGATGGCCGGGCGTTATGTTTTCTCGCCCTTTCTCGTGCGCGTCGATGCGCTCGAATAATGGAAGCGCTTCTTCGTATCTCTCCAGCGCGCGCAATGCATCTGCCATTATGGAAGTGGCGGCAATATCGTCGGGCTTTATCGAAAGTAGTCGCCCGCACGCCGCGATCGCCTCAACGTATTTGTGCGCCCACAGGAGATCCCTCGCGTTCATCTGCGAAATCCATAGTACAGATTGCCGGCTGAATCATAAGTGAGCGACTGAACGGGGCCAATCCCCCACCGCTCTACTTGCTCATTGAACGACCTTTCACCCGATGGAGTCAGAGGCTTTATCTCGAGATACTGGGCGCCAACCACCGAAATAGAGTCGTCCGGAACTTCCACGTCTGGACCCCTTTGTCCCGGGCCGATCCTAAGGATGAAGGTGATGTCAGGATACGTCTCCTTCAGGACTTTTGCTATTTCGTCGTGCGCATAATTTCCATAAGGCGTTGTTCCATAGGTTAAGTTATCAGGTACTGGAAATGAACCGATCTTTGGCGGCAGAGATTGGTCAGAAGATGTAGCGGATGTCGATCCGTAAGCAGAAAGCGGCTTCGGGCCCGATCCACCCTCGACTGGAGCCGCCGGGCCCGGACTGGGCTCCGAGGCATCTGTCGATCCCCCCAGGAGCGGAAGCTCGAGGATCCCGCGGGGTTCATTTTCGCCTCCCTCCCCTTCAGCCGGCGGCGGCTCCCACGGCTTATCGGCGGCATTGCCACCCTCCAAATTGGGGATGGGCTCGAAACGCTCCGGTTTATCGCCGCCCATCGCGACTGGAACGACATCGGCGCTTTCAGCCTGCGCTCCGACCGGCGCGAACCAGCCGGGATTTGGCGGCACGCCGGCGCGTGGATGGAGAGCGGGATTCCAAAAAAATTTGAGGAGACCGCTGCGGCCGAGTTCTCGGGCGCGACGTACGATTTCGTCCGGACTCTCGGCGGCTTTCGCGAGCGGCGGCGGATCGGAAAATTGCATCTGGACGGCCGCGATCGCCGCCATGGCGAGATCGCCGCGATTAAGCGCGGCCGCGATCAGCGCGAGGGCGCCCGCCCTGGACGCGATGTCGATCGGTAGCCGGTAACGTGCGGTCAGTCCTTCGTTGATTTCAGGAATAGGACGAACGGTCCAATATTGTGTCTCGGCGCTCGGCGCGTTCAGAAGCGGAACGCCGCCGACGAACACGCCATGCGCATCGCACGACACACCTTCGCCGCCGCGCCTTGAGGCAAGCGAGAAAGCGCGCATCCCCGGCAACGCAAGCATTGCGATCGGGCCTCGTGGAGGTTTTGTTGGATGCGAAAGGTGAGTGCGATCGGCGGCTAACGACCCAACGATCGCCGTCTCATTGGATAGCGTCGACGACCGCTGCGTCGGCCTGATCGCGGATTTCGCCCGCCGCCTCAGTCAGCGAAGTTGCATGAAAGAGCGCTCCGGGATCGCGATCGCCGCCCGATCGACGCGCGCGGCGAAGGGCTGCTTGCCGCCAACCAGGAATACGATCGCCTTGCCTTTTATCCGGTGCGTCAGGATGATGGCACGGAACTCACGGATAACCGCCCTGACGCGGGCCTACGCGTGCGGATGCTCGACCTCATATCGGGCGAGGTACCATTCCTGCTCGATCAGCGGATTCTCCAAGGTGCAACACTCGCGCATACGGCCGATGCATTGGCCTTCAGCGCCTTGAACGCGACTTTTGACGCCGTCGTGGAAGAGCGCCTGGCACAGACGCCGGCGGCGGAGGAGCTGCCCGCGGGCGAAATCAATGGCCTTCGATAAATCCGGTTGGCCGGTCGAGGGTAGCGATTGCTCAAGCCTTCAGATCAAATTTCGCGGGCGAAGCCGCGGAGGTCGTCAGCCTCACACCGGATTTCCAGAGATCAAACGCCTCCGGCCCAAGAAAAAATTCATTCACCGGCGCAAAACGGGCGAGGTAAGGTTCGACCATAAAATCGTAGAGAGTAAGCGACGCTTCGCTCTCCGAAACGGTGCCGATCACCCCGTAAAGGAGTGCGTCATGGCCATATAGTCCCCCGGGACTCAGGGTAACGGTGTCCTGATTTAGTCTTTGACCGACGGCATAATTTATTCCTCCTGCTCTCAGGTGAATGGTCTCGACGTGCACCGCTGTCCCTCGCAACGCCACAAGATAGGCCGAATTCATTACAGCGGTCGGGTCATTCGTTCGTCCGAAATCCGGAATGTCAGCATACGAGAAATACGTCTGGGCTCTGTTAGTCACAACGTGACGCATCGGCGTATATTGGAGTTTCTTCTGAGCCTCCAGGAGGGCCAGCACCGGTGTGAGATCCCGCGCCGTCGCGTAGAACATGAATTGGTAGCGACCCAAAGTTTGATGTCTGATCATGGCACTTATCTTTTCGGGATGATCCAGAGATCATCGTTGGGGAATTTTTCGCGAATTCTCGCTATGGCAGCCCGCTCTCCCGGGGTCGGTGTTACTCCATCGGCGATAGTATCAACAGTTTGAACGCCCAGCTTTTTCCCGGTTGTCTCGTTGACAGCAGTGAT